GACCCATGCAGACCAGAGATTTCACCCTGCATCGTGGCTAGCTCTCTGGCCCTAGCTTCCATCTTATCTGGAGCCAGCATGCCGGACAAAACGCCCAGCTTTTGGTTGGCCACTTCCATGTGAGCCTGCTGACGATCCACCGTTGAGTTCAAGCTGCGCAGCCTGGATTCAATGTCGGACATCGTGTCAACCACCGCAGCCAGCTTAGTCTTGACGATGACCGCAGCAGAGACCACGGACACACCCATGCCTGCCAGCGTCAGGATCAGTCGGAGGTCGAGTTCGCCCACTACACAGCCTCACCGGCGGCAATCGCAGCGTTGATTGAAGCCATGTCCTCGGTGGTCCAATAGTCCTTGGCGACCATCAATTTTAGATGACCGACCGAGGCGTCAATTGACTCCTGGCGCTCCTCTGCCGTGCTGTCAGACATCTTTTCACCAGCCGCGATCTTATTGATGCGGTTGGCGACGATCAGCATCGCGGCGTAATTTGCGGCGATTTGCTCGGCTGTGATTTCGTCCATGTCAGGCTCCTTTGATCGCGGCGATTTCGGCCTTCAGTTGATCGACCTGGGCTGACAATTCTTGGATCGCCTTAATGGCAATCGGCAGAAGCTGGGCCGGGGCCACCTCTAAACGCTCTGGGTTGTTGCGGAGGACGCTGCGAACCCACTCAGCGTCGTTCGCATCCTCGACCGCCTGCATTTCTTGAGCGATAAACCCAAAATCTTTTTTGCCTGTGACGGCACCATCGCGCATCTGCCAGACGAACTCTACTGGGCGGACTTGCTGGATATAGTCTAGGCCAAGGCTTAAATCTTGAATTTCGTCCTTGTCTCTAGCATCTGACAGTGCAGAGATGCTCGTTTGCTGGCATCGCAAAGTAGCAACAGAAGAACTGCCAAGTGTAATCTCGTAATTCACATTAGCCGCTGAAGGTGTTGCATCCCGGCCAAGCAGGGTATTATTTGACCCCGTGGTCAGCGTATTGCCCGCGTTAAAGCCGACGCAAGTATTCACCTGACCGCTGGTTAGATCATTGCCTGAGACATAGCCGACGCAGACGTTCGAATCAGCATCCACTATATTCAGGCCCGCGCTTCGACCAATCATGACGTTGTGAGAACCACCCTCTAATTGATTCCCCGCGAAATAGCCTAGCGCTACGTTATAGTCGCCATCGTCAAGACTGCCCAAAGCAACATATCCACCAACCGCCACATTGCCTGTCCCAGACACACACGAGCCTAGAGCCCCGCGCCCGCCGATTGCCACGTTGTAATTCCCTGAGACGTTGTCACCCATGGCCTGATAGCCCATAGCCGTGTTATAGGATCCAGTTGTGTTGGCGTCTAAAGTAAACGCGCCAAAGGCTTGATTTACCCCGCCATTACTGAGCAAAAGGGCGCTATACCCGACCGCCGTCGAGTTGGCCGCTGTCGTATTATCTCGCATCGCCAGGTTGCCGACCGCCGTATTGCGAACGCCTGTGGTGTTTTCCTTGAGAGCCGACACCCCGATGGCTGTTGCCGATGCGGCACTCGAATCCTCAAGCGCGCCTGTGCCAATGCCCAGGCTACTGGTTGAAGACGGATGAGCGACATCCAAGATCATGTCGCCGCCAACGTGTAGGTTGGCAGTAGGGCTGGCCTCATTGACGCCCAGATGGCCTGAATCCACCGTCAGGACGGTATCAAGGCTGTCAACGCTGGTAATGGCTGCGTTTATCTTCGTGCGGACACTGGATCCGCTTTCGCCGTTGTTGAAGGTGGTCATATTTTACCTCCCAAGCAGGATGATGGCGGCATGAACGGTCGCGGCGCTAATTCCGCTCAACGTCATGTTAAGATTGAAAGAGGTGTCCCCGCCTGTCTCATATAAAAACGCAAAAGAGGAAATGTCGGTGTCTGGGCTGCCACCGGATCCGGCGACCTCCACTTGTGAAATTATCGCTGGTGATGCGACCGAATCTGATTGCACGCTCGCGGATCCTACGGCTTCTGCCGTCGCGGATATGACGCCACACATCAGCGCAAGTCTGGCGTCTGCTATATTCGAATCAACCGTCGCATCCATCGTGCAGATGACGCCAGCGGTCGTTCTGGTTCCTGTCACGAACGACAGGTCCAGCGCTCTCGATGCGATATGCGGCGCAGTCGCGTCGCCTTGCTGAATCGCCAGCACATTGTCTCGCAGCGCTGTCATCAGCGTCTGCGTAATCGGGCTGTCCTGATCAATGTCAGCATCAGCAATGGTCGAATATGTCGTCATCCCTTTTCTCTCCTATCCGATATTGGCCGCAGCAGTGCCATCACTTAGCACGCCAGCCGCGTTGCCGATATATGCGCTGTCGAACGGCACGTCGTCTGGGTCGTAATTGCCGGATCCTGTAGCCATGATGAAATAAACGCGCCCATAAAGCGTCGTGTCCTCGCAGACATATTCCACGATCTCATTCGCGACCTTTTCTTCGCGGCTAACGACTGTCCACGGTCTCAGCCGCCGCTCGCCGTATTGCGTCACGTCCATGAAGTGCGAGACGAAAAACGTGTCTCCTATCTGATAGTCGCCGTCCTTGATGTCCACCCTGAAGCTGGCCTCGGTCGGAACGTCCACATATTTATTCAGAAAGCGCGTGGATGACGACGCTGCGATGATGCTCTTGCCCGTCCACGTTCCCAGGATCCGCCGAATTGATGCGCTGCCGTACAGTTCGTCGGTCTCGCTCTCCAGGTTGGCGATGACGTACTGACTATTATAATTGTTCAGATCATCGTCGCCTTGCGTCGGATCCTTCTGGCTGTAAAAGAACCAAACTTGGCTGAATCGCTCGCGCGGCTTTTCTGTTAGTGAAAAACTGTTCGAAAGGATATTCACGCTGTCCGTCAGCGTGTCTGGCGCTTCGCTATAGCCTCGAATCGGTTTAAACTTGATGCGCTGCTCGGTTTCCTCCCACCAGATATAGAATTGAAACTGCTCGGCCAGATCCGAAATAAGTTCAGATATTGAATATGGCTCGGTCAGCACTCGATCAGCCACGAATAGGCTCATATAGCTGCTGATTTCTTCTGCGCTCGGCTGTCCTGGCGCGAAGTCGGCCATATAGGCCGCTGGAATGCCGCCCCGCGTTTGCAGTAGGTCAATCAGAAGATCGCTCAGGCCTGTCTCTGTGTATCGGATGCACTGCTGGACGCCTGCATCGAATGAATGTTCCTCCGCCACCGTGTTGTCCGTGCCGCGCGTCACGCCGCTGAATGTGATTCCGTTCGTCGATGTCGCGACCGAAGTATAGGTCATTACCTCGTCGCCAATCCGCAGCGTGCCAGATGCGTCGTATTCGGACAGCAGAGCGCCAGCGACCTCGATGCTCGTCGCCGTGTCGGTTATGTCCTCGAACAGAACCCCAGGCGATGCCACGGGCGCTTGAGCCTGCCTAGACTCAATGCGCGCCAGCACGTCCTTGCATCGCATTGTGACATTGCCGGACGAATCGACGTTGCTGATGCCGTCCACGAAATACAGCCGAACGCTCATGTCGGCCAGATTCTGCCCGGCGTATCCCTCGTAGACCTTCACCTGCATGTTAGTGCGATATTTATTCCGCACCAGCCAGCGCGTCCAGAAGCTGCCGCGATCTGCCGACAGCGGATCCCAGGACCGACCATCGACATATGGATCGACTAGCCGGTCGGTGTGCTGGAAGTCCTTAAACTTGATCGTGCATAGCGCACGATTGCCCAGCCCCTTCGCATCGCTCGACGCCACCGCCAGATTGACTCTTGTCGGGCTGGTGCTGACGCTGACCAGATCCGGGAAAATGTAAGGCGGCATTGTGCTATTGACCGGATCGAACACCGGCTGCGGATATGACTGATCGTCATCACGCCAGAACGCGCCGTCGTACCAGATCCCCGCGTCGGACCATGTGCCGTCGTAAAGTATCCAGTCAGACGGATTCTCGACCGGCACCGTCTGATTGGCCTGAAGCGTCGGAAGGAACTGCGCCTTCGTGAAAAACAGGCTCAGAGGCGTCCCCAGGGCGAAGTTGGCCGTGTCCTGGCACGTCGCCCGCGTATTGTAGCACTTGGTGTCAGCGGTCCCCGTAGCCGTGCAGGGAGCCACTCCGAACTCGTTCGTGCATAGCGGCTGGAGTATCTCAACGATCTGGATCGGCTCTCTGCCGACTGGATAGCTAGTCATAACCGCGCGCCCGAATTGACATCGAGACGCTCATCAGATCCCTGATACCCATATTTGACGGCGCTGGCACCTGATCCAATTGAGCATATGCGACATCCCCAACCGTCTCCGGCCTCCAGGCTATCCAGAACGGCTCGGCCTCTGTCGCAAGCTGAAAGCTGGGCCAATTGGTGCGAATCCAGCTTGCTGACAGGTGTTGCCACTCATAGCTGGTCGAAAGCATGGTTCGCTTTTTCACGCGACCCAGATATTCGCCGGTCTCGGAATAATTGGACCGCAAAGCAGTGTCGCGCGCCATTGCGACGGGCGTATGGCCACCATACAACGGGCGCTCCATCTGCATCGCCTTACCAAACTTGACCACGCCCACCTCTGGCGCTGTGCCTCCAGAAAGCACGATGCGCCACTGCTGGCGTGTCTCCGGCTCGAATATGACGATGATTGGCTCGTCAGACGACACTGCGGTCGATGCCAAGACCGCTTGCCATGCCGCTCCGTCGTAGTATTGGACCGACAGCGAATTGCCATTCGTGCCGAAAGTATGCGCCGCAATGCAGCAGTAGTCGCACTCCGCAGCGGATCCGTGATCATATTCCCAGTTGAAGTTCATTGAGGACGGCTTATAGCGCTCATAGGTCAGCGTGTTTAGTGGCGCATTGACGAAATAGCCTGTTGCTGCCGTTTTCGACGCCGTGGCGGTGCCGCCGCTCAACCAGTTGAGCGAATGCGCGATCCTGGCGTGCGTCAGCCCGTAGTCGGCCCCAGGCTTCGTGTATCCTGCCTCGAAGAAAACGGTCATGCGAGCCTTATCCTTGCCCCGTCCTCGACGGCTTCGTTGATGCTGTTAATCAAGCCGATCACCTGATCTCGCGAGAACATATCGCCGCCCGCGACTGAAATTGCAACGTCTCGCGAGACGACCGGCGCAGCAGGCTGTGCGGCTGCACCTGATGTCGCTGCCGACGAACTCTTGGATCCGCTGGTTATGGCGTTGACGGCCCCCAGACCGGCGCTCAGAACACCCAGGGCCGCAGGTATTTTTGCGAACCAGGGAAGCGTTGGGTCTCGGAGAACCTGCGAAAAGGCTGTCCAGGCATTGACCAGAGCCTCGGCAGCACTCGCGACCTTGATAATCTTTCCGAGTCTTTTGAAATGGTTTGACGTGAAGCTGGCAATCGCGCCGAATGCGTTCGCTATCTGGCCCAGTTCTTTGTCCCTCGCCCTGTTGCGAAGATCCTCCAGAGTGTCTTCGTGCGATTTCTTCGCTTGGGCGATCAACTCATTCTTTTGTTGCTCGCTGATGACCTCATTCTTGTGGGCCTCGTCAATCAGTTCTTGGCGCTTTTGCAGCTTGATCGCGAGCAGTTCCAGTTCAGTCAATGTCTCTCTGTTCATCGACTCTTTCATTGCTTCGATTCTGCTGGCGAGTTTTTCCTTTAGTCTTTCCAGTTCTTCTTTCGCGTCGCCATCCTCGTCCTCATCGCCTTTGCCGCCTTTGAAAATGTCGCGGATGTCGACGTCATCCTTTTTCATCTTTGCGATTTCGGCTCGAAGTTCTTTTAGCGCTTGGATTGGCGCAAAAAGTTTTGATCCAAGTTCGTTTGATCTTATCAAAAGTTCTAATATCTTCTTGTCCAGTTCATCTAGCACCAGCGCGCTTCCAGTGGCGAACTGATGGCTCGAATTTAATGCCTGATCAAACCCCTTTTGAATATCTGCAATGCTTGGGACAGCGCCTTGCGATATGGCGTTGAATATAGCTGAAAGCGCGCCGCCCATGCCTTGCGCGTTTCTAACGACGACATTAAAAGCGCCGACAAATTTTCTCGTGATAAAGTCTGCCGCTCTAGCCACGGACTTCTTAATGACGACAAAAACAAGTTCTGCGTTGACCAAAAGGTAGTCAAACGCTGTGCTAGTTCTTCTGAGAGCCTCTCTTGCAATAATGTAAAAGGCTTTGAACATGTTTCCGAGGCCGCCCAGCGCGCTGACGGCGCGGAAGATCTGATATACAAGTTCGCCAGCAAGAACAACAAGCGCGCCAATGCCGGTTCTTATTAGAGCGGCCTTGAGGGCCACAAGCGCTCCGACAAAACCAAACGCAGCGACCTTGGCGGCAATAAACGACGCCACCATCGGCCCAGCGAAAGCCGCTGCGGCGACGCCTGCCGTGATGACGATTCGATCCAGATTGTTGATGATCAAGTTAATGCCATCAATCGCGATTTCTGCGACCTGCTTCATGCCATCCGCGATTGCCCGCATCATCGGCTCAAGCACGCCGAAGGTGCTTAGAAGCGCGTCAGCGGCCTTGTCGTTCTCCGCGAACATCGACGCCATCGGAAAGCCGATGGCCACCACTGCGCCGATTGCGGCCCCTAGAACGCCCATACCGCCCAGCAATTGCGGAAGCTGCGTTGCGAACGTGCGGGCGACGCCCATCCCGCCTTGCAACATCACCGCCATGTCGGCGAACTGGAATGAGGCGTTTCGGACTGTATTGTTTAGTCCGCCGAAGCTTTTGGCTGTTCTTTTACTGGCCGCAGCGGTGCCAGCCATGCCTAGTCCGACACCTCGCAAGGCGTTCTGTGCGTTCTTGCCAGCAGCGCCGGTCTCGTGCAGTTCTTTCTGCGCGGATTCAAGCGACGCGTTAAGCTGCGTTGCGTCGCCGGTCAGGTTTACATGAACGCCAGTCCGTTCAGCCATTTTCTTTCGCCTTCATCTTGGCCTTGTGCGCCTCATGCGCTCGCCGCCATTCGCCGTTGCTGAAGCCGTTGCCGCCCGCCTTTTCTTGGCGGTCAGAGTGGCCCTGGTGCAGCCAGTGAAACTCCTGGGCGCTCATCTCCCAGAACTCTGAAGGCGCGATATTGAAGTCGATCACGCTTGTCTGAAAAGCCGTCTTTATGACTTCTTTCGAGCCTTCCGTTTTCCCTGCGCTTCTTTGTCCTCGCCGCCAAGCATCGCGGCAAGCAATTTGCCCGCCTCGATTTGCCCATCCATAACCCCGCCTTCCATGAACAGTTCGCCCACGGCGTCCTCGTCCATGTCAGACGCGATGCTGATCATCTTGACGCAAGCGTCGGTGTCCAGTTGGATCTTGGGTTCATAGTCGCGACCGGCCTCATCCGCCTGGATTTGCTTCTGCACCTCCTGCGCAATGACGACCGGATCCGCGACCTGCTCGGTGATGTCCTTCATCACCTTCCAGGACAATTTGCACTCAATCGCTGATTCTGCCAGCGTCAGTTCGATTGTGCGCATGTTAGGCGGTAGACGCAGTGTACGTCACAGCGCCGCTCGACATGAACGTCGCAGAGAACTCGACCGCGCCATCATGCTCGCCGTTTAGTTCGAACGAGGACAGCATATAAAGCCCGGAGACGTTGCCTGGGCTGGCAAGCGACGACGGCAGATCCACCTTGAGCGTCTCGCCGGTCACGCTGGCGTTGTAGAACTCAGCCAACAGAACTTCGTCGGATGAAATGCCGCTGACCGACACCTCGACCGATTTAAGCCCCGGCTTCGCCAGAAGCGTGCGCCAGCCGCTGTCGTCATCGGTTGTGACATCAACCAGTTCATTAGTGTTCGTCATTCCGCGAGTTCGAACGCCGACAAGCGTCGTTGCGTCCCAGTCGATGGTCAGTTCGCGACCATTAAAGCCTGCCATATTTAAGTCTCCTTCTGAATGGTCAGCTTGAAAACCATCACGCCATGCCGGGTGATGCCGTCTGGATCCCTTAATGCCTGAGATTCAGTGCATAAGCAATCCACGATATTATAGCCCGTCTTCGTCAATGCGCCACGGTTAAGGATGTCATAGATCTCGCCCATGATCGCCTTGGTTTGCTTGAAGCCTGCCGCCCGGCTCCAGATGTCGATGCTTATGTCGATTTCTTTGCCCAGCGTGTCGTCGGTATCCCAGGCCGACGTGTCGTCGTCTCCAATGACGACGTAAGGGAAATTATTGCGCGGCATCCCCTCCGGCAAATATGGCACGTCGTCATATACATTCGCCGTGATATTGCCAGCCAGGGCTGTATAGACGATCTGCTGCGCAGCAGTCTCGAAACTCATTTCTTGGCCTCCTCAATTTCGGCCTTCAATTCCTTGTCGATATTTCTAATCGCCTTGCGGAAGCTGCGCCGCAGCCAGGGCCGCTTTTCCATCTTACTTGTGCCGAACTCCAGGTGCTTGCCATATTCGACATTGGTCCCAACCCGTCCCGCCATCTTCGGCGCTGGAGCGGTCGGCTTCACCTTGATCGAACTCTGGAGCCGTCCTGTGTCGGTCATCGGATACTGGCCCGGCGCGGATCTGCGCACCGTCTTGCCGCCGCGTGTATATTGCTGGCCGCTCGCTGGCCCGCCCTTTATCCCGCGAATCGCAATTTCCTGAGTATCGTAAAGCGCATCATTGATGATTCGAGACATTGACTCCTCTGACTCTCCAGAAAGCCGCTGAAACTCAGATATGGTCTCATTGATGCCGTCCATGCTTAACTTGATTGATGTCACGACGGCTCGCCCTCGACCAGTCTCATCTCCAGGAACTGGTGCATCCCGTCAACGTCCATGATCGCCTTGATATTGTACATTCGACCGCGATATGCCACTCGGTCCTCGGCGCTGTAGTAAGGTGCGCCCTCTGCATTGCCCCTGAAACGGATTATGGCGGTCACTGAGACGGTAGGCGCAAGTCCCTGGGCCTCTACGGCCTCGCTGCCTGTCCTGGGCGTCCAGAGCGCTGAAACTGTGTCTCCCGCGCTCCAGCTTTCCGTCCATCCGCCCATGCCGTCCGCCACTTGCGTCTTCGACTGGATCTTGATGCGGTTCCGCAGTTGCCGAGCGCTATATTTTGGGCAGCACGTTACCATGCGAGTTCATCCGCGCGCCGATAGAAGCTGAGAAGGCGCTTGATCTCTGCCGTCATGCCCTCGCAGCCGTCATATAGCTGCTCGACATAGCTGCGGATGGCCTGGAGGATAGGTTCAGGGATTGACCCGCTGCCGTATCCAGCGACATAGGTGATCTTCACCGCATCCTGCGCCCGCAGATCTGTCGGCCACGTCTCGCCCTCGTTCAGATAGATTCGCCCGCTTTGCAGATCCACCTGATATTTCGTGTTGCTGAATGTGGTGGCCGCGTTCGAGCGGTCGAATGTCTCGACGCTTGTCACGCTCTGCAATGGTGGAAACGCCACGTCGAACGTCTCTCCGCCGCCCAGGACGTAAGGCACGCTGGCCGTATGAACTCCAGGGCCAAGCGATAGAAGGCGGTCATCAGCGCCCGCCACGGCGAACCCGTCCGCCTTCATCACGAATGTTTCGGTCAGAACCGCAAGCCGGAGATACTGCTTCACCGCCTCAGTTGCTGTCGCGACGTAGGTGGCGATCACCGCATCGTCGTCGCTGTTATCGACGCGCAAAAATGTTTTCATGTCAGCCGTGCTGATCGCCGGGCTGTCGCTGCTTGCGGTCACATATGCGGACTTGCGATTGAACCTCATTTCTTGGCCCTTCTGACCCTGATCCGCTTCGGATTGGCCTTGTTCTCTGGCGCAGCCTGCACGGCCTTCGTGACAATCTCGCAGGCCGCTGCGTCGATCAATATGCCAAGCAGGTTATTGTCAACATTGTGAATGCTGCCTTCGGCCCACGTCTCGACCACTATTCCATTCGGCGAAACTGGCAGAGTTCTGAGCATTTTGATTTCGGTCATGGGCTGTGCGTCCTCTGGATTGCTATCGTCTTATCCCATACCTGGACGGCCTCATCAAATGTCAGAAAGAATCGCAGCCCGGCGGTCATGTAGCCATCTCGAATAAATACAGTCTTATTGACGACAACAAAGTCAGCATTCCCAGAACCTTTGATTAGCGGTTTACGATCAACCGACACGGTGTTCGTGTATCCAGAGCCGACCTTGCCTGTTATGTCTCCAAAGATTTGGTTTGAACTGGCTTTGCTCAACTTGTAGACAATCGACAAAACATAGACCTCGCCGATTGCGGCTGGGCGAACTGTGTTCAGCGACCAGACATCAGTGTTCAGTCCTCGCCGGAAGTCGTAATTCGATTCAGATCCTGCGCCGTCCACCGTGAAAAGCGTCTCGGTGTCGGCGTCAATTGACTGCTTGTTTTCGGATGTGTGCGTGGCGTCTTGATAAAATAGCCACCCGCCGTCGTATCCTGTGCGGCGCTCGGATCCGTCATCCGTGCGGATGATCAGGTCGGCGGCTCGCTTGTTGTCTTCTGTCGCTGGCGGCAGGAAGTCCCAGTTTATCTCAGACATTTATAGCCTCCAGAAGTTGATGGGGCGACCGAAGCCGCCCCACCTTAGTCTTCATCAGGTCGCAGCCGTGCCGCTGTCGATGGAGGCAGAACCCATGTTTCCGCCCTTCATCTTGATGGCATGGCAGTTCACGACAGCATTCGTGCCGGTCGTGCCTGTCGCCTTAAGTCGGACATAACGCTTACTGCCGCGATAGCCGATGCTGCCGATCATTTTGTCGTCGTCAGTATCAGCAGTCACGGTAAGCGCGCTCTCGGCCCCGATCAGGTCGCCGTCAGCGACAGCAGTGGCGTCGCCATCTGCCGTGGTGTCGCTTTCCTCGACCTGGAACGAGAATCCGGATGCTGTGCCTGCATCGGTGACAGTGCCGGTTCCGACCGTGAAGGTCAGAGATTGCCAGCCCTGCATGTCGATCCAGTCGCCAGCCGCAGGTGTTGCGCCGGACAGCGTGGCCGAAAGGCCCATGCCGTATTCGGCGTTGTTGCGAGTATCAAAAACAGCCATTGATCAGATCTCCTATGCTGCGACTTTGCCGATAGCGATGCCATCGAAGTTGGTTACATCGCCACCAACGCGCTGCGTCGTGTAGTAGGTCACGAAGCCCTTGTTGGTGTATGGATCGCGAAGCACCTGGATGCCAACGCGGTCTGCGATGGTGTATGCGACCGAGAAGTCCGCATAAACAACGGAAAGCGCATTCGCAGCGACAGCAGGCATGTCATCCATGAAGATGACCGGCTTGCCCAGAAGCTGCATGGTCGCTTGACCGTTTGCCAGCAGAACAGGGCTGAAGAAGTAGTTATCAGCGCCTTTAAGCTGGAGCGCAGCGCCGAACGTCGTGCGCTTCATGCCGAAGACCGCGCCGGGCTGGTAGCCTTCCTTGAGCGCGTTCTGGACCGCGATCAGGCCATCGGAGTTCAGCGCGTCGGCTGTACCCATGTTCACCTGATTGATCTTGCCGCGTTCGTAGGTGCCGGACACAGCCTGGGCCGGATATGTCAGGAAGCCGCGAGGCTGATTAACGCCTGTGCCGTTCACGAACGCGGTATTCTGCGTGCGAGCGAACTTGTCAGCCACTTTGCCAGCAAGCCACGCCTCAACGTCGAGATAAGCATCCTCGATCATTTCGGATGTCATGCGCGGATCTGCTTCGATCTTGTGCGCTGCGATGACCTTCTGGCCGAGTTCTGGCGTGTCCGTCTCGCCGCCTGAAGCACCTTCGCCGACCCAGCGGGCCGCTGCTTCGTTGTCGTCGATCAGGATGTCGATGGACTTCGCGGAAGTCTGCTCGACGTTCGCAACCTGCCGGAGCGGGCTGGTCTCGAAGATGCGCGAAACGACCGTATCGGACAGTTCTGGACGCACCAGATAGCCGCCGTCAGGGTTTACGTCCGTTGACATGGCCTTGATCTCAACGCCCTCGGATCCGGCCTTGAAGCCAGCAGGGAGCGTGCCATATGCCATATATTCGCGGAGCGCAGCGCGATGCTTTGCTTCGACCTCGGCATCATCAGCCTTCGCACCGTCAGCGCCTGGGCGCTGCATAGCGGCTTCGATCTTGGCCTGCTTGGCCTGCATGTCGGCCATCTTGGCGGTGATGTCATCAGCCATCCGCTGATGCTTTTCTTCGGTCACAACGTCTTTCGCGCCGGACTTCATCTCGTCGATTTCGGCTCGCAAGCCGACCAGGGTTGGGTTGATTGCCTCAACCAGCCCCTTGATTTCTGCAATGTCAGACATTTTGTCCTCCGATTTTGTGCAGGGTTTGATTCAAAAGTGCTTTGAGTTCGTCAACCTCTCGCTGATCGTCCTCTGGAGTGGCTTGTTCTGCATCGCACAGAATGTCGCCTCGCCGTTTCCATGCCGCAGATGCCATTGCTTTAGCCTCTGACCGCGTGAATCCTATTTGCCGGAAAGCGTGTTCAATGTCGCGCACGTCGGCATTCTTGACGCTCGTCACCAGCGCAGCCGTATTGGCTGGCATCGTGACAAGCGATGTCTCTATCAGGTCAACCGACTTTAGGCGGCGATTGTTGCCGTCCATGTCGTAATCCTTGGTCACATATCCAATCGACAGCCCGTCGATGGCCCCGGCCTTGACCAGTTCGTATGCGTCCCGGCCCCTGGTCGCCTTGGTCGCGATGCGGCCCTTCATGTAAAGGCCTCGCGCGTCCTCGTTGTATACGTCCCAGACGCCAATCGGATCCGCCATGTTATGCTGCCATAGCATCTTCGGCTTGCGCATCCCAAGCGTCTCGCGGAATGCGCCGGGCTGGATCACGTCGCCATAGCTGTCCACATTGCCGAATACTGCGCCATAGCCTTCGATCTCGCCCTCTTGGCCGGTCGCTTTGACCTCAAGACCCAGGCTCTTCTGTTCTATCGTCATCTCGTCCGACCTCTCTTCCCACTTGGAAACACACACCGCGAACCGCTGGTCGCTGTCTGGATAGTCTGCTGCG